ATTTGGAAATGCACTTCTGAGAAATGACTACATTGTAAGTCCCAGGAATAATTTTGATATTCTCAACCTTAAAGTTGAAAGTAAACTCAGAATTAGTTTCACCAACAACAATTGAATACTCATTGGAGGTATCATTTTTCTTGTCACGAACAACAAGACTAATTACACCATTAGCACCAACAGCAGAAAGATCTGGAAGTTGATACACAGATGCTGCCTTAAGAAGTTTATCTAGTTGAGAATGATCCAACTGGAAACAAACATCCTCAGAAGGAAGATCAATCTTCTTTTCTGGAGGGGCAATGATCACCTCAGGATCAGCAAAGAAATATTTCACTTTGCGCTTGCCTTCCCTAATAATCAAGTGAGAGTCATTAGAGAAATCAAGATCAGGATCTTGGTGGAGACTAATGCCATTGAGGAATTGATTCAAATCATAGATGGCAAAATCTTTAGGAAAATCTTCACCAACATCTGCTTCAGCAAGAATGTTCTGCATCACAGAAATAGTCCTCAGTTTAGAACCTTGCTTGACCAGAATAGACTGGTTGATAGATGCAAAGTTCTTCAGAATTGAAAGAGTATTGTCAGAAAGTTTCATAGGTGTCTTTAGTTTCATTGTGTAGTCCTGCAAAATGATAAAGGAGAATGCAATAGTGAATTGCTTTTAGGATATCCAATTTGGACTTACCATTCTTCTTTCCAAATCTGGAAAGGTATTTGATTGCATTAGATCTTGTAAAGGGTTCAGCATCTCCAATACTTTCAATCAGGTCAAGAGTTTGGGTCTTGGACTGCTCAGAAGTATAGTGTGCTTTGTAAGTGCTGACAAGATACTCTTCAATTTGCTTTATGGTTTTATCTTCATTATATTTCCAAAATCCATTCTTATTAGTGTCTTCACTCATAGTAATTAAATCATAGGAATAAGTTTCAGGTGGGGACTCTTTAAACCAAAATCCATCAGCAGACATCTCCCAACCTGCTGCAATCATTTCATCATGAGTCATTCCATAGCAAAATTAAAGTTATCAACTAACATAATAGCACTCTGATTAATCAGAGTCAACCATCATGCTGAATCCTTTCTTTTTTTCAAACTTAATTGTTTGATCAAATTTTTCCAACAAGTCATCTACTTTGTGAGAGATCACAAATGTATTTGAATCCTTTACTACAAACTTAATGATCTTTGTAAAATAATCTGTTCCTGCTTCATCAAGTGAACTGTCAAAGACCTCATCAAGTATGAGTAAGTTTGTATTGATTGAGTTCTTGATCTTTGCAACTTCTCTCCAAGTAAACAGAAGTGCAAGGTCAATTCTCATTTTCTCACCTTCTGAGAATGAAGAGTATGAGAAGTCTTCATAGATTGGATTTAAAGCCCTCTCATTAAACTCTTCATCTAAAGTGAAATGTACAGGGAAGTCTAAGATCTCCAGATACTTGTTTAGATTTTTGTTGATTACTGGTAAGTATTTTTTGATGATCTTAGACTTTGCCCCATCATCTTTTAGCAGTAAGCTAATAAACTCGTAGTTTTGTAGTTCTTCTTTTTTGTTTGAGACTTCCTCTAGGATTGAATCTAGAGATTGTTTTAGTGAGGTTAACTTGTCATACTCAGTATCTGTGTCTTGATTTCTGGTGGCAAGTATTTGAATTTCAGATTCAACATCCTTGACCTGTTTTCTGAGACCAGAAATTGAAACGTTTTTAAGATTAAGTTCATGTGTTAGTTGAGTTACCTCTCTTGAAATCTGCAAGAAACTATTCTGTTTTTTCTGTTCATCCTCAATAGATTTCTTAAGTTCTTGTTGACCTTGATTTACTTCTTTTGATTTTGCCTCAATGTCTACAATTTTATTTAACCTAAATTCCTCCTCTATGTTTTGGGTACAGGTTGGGCAAACCCTACTTCCAGAAAAAAACTTATGCTCTTCTACCAAGTTGGAAATCTTTTGCTCTATCTTAATGTTCAGTTTTTCTAATTTCTTTAGAAGACTATCAGAAAAAGAAAGATCATCTAATTGCTTTGTCTTTTCATCAACTTGGTTCTGAATGATAGTATTATCATCTATAAGTTGGTTTATTTCAGTATCAATTAATATTATTTTTTCTTTTCTAGATTCTATGTCTTGAGTTTTTCTTTTCTTAAGTTTCTCAATTAAGTCTTGCTGTGATATTATTTTATCTTCTACATTTTCCTTCTTGTAACCAAGTTCCTTTATTTCATCCTTTAACCCCTTTATTTTTACCTTGGCAACATCATTCATAGAAGAGAACACTTTGATGTCTAGGAGGTCCTCTACAACCTCTCTCCTGTGCTGAGAAGACAGTTGCATAAATGGCACAAAGTTGGTTGATCCCAGAATAATTATCTGAGTAAAAGATTTATAGTTTAATTTTAATAGAGACTGTTCTAACCACTTCTGCTGATCTGTAGATGATGATGCCTGATCTAGGATTGTACCTTCCCTATAGATCTCAAAGATAGTTGGTTTTATACCTCTCCTAATCTTATAGGGTTTCCCAGAGACACTAAAGTTGATCTCAACTACACAATCCTTTTCATTGATACTATTAATCAGTTGATTCTTATTAATCTTTCTGAAAGGTTTGTTAAACAAAACAAAGGTAAGAGCATCCAAAATGGTACTCTTACCTGCTCCATTATGACCAACAATCAGAGTTGAATTGGTTTTATTTAAGTCTATCTCTGTCCAATAGTTACCAGAAGAAAGAAAGTTCTTATATCTTAGGTTCTGAAACTTGATCATAATCTGGTGGTATTACAATGTCATCTGGGGTAATTATAGCATAGTTGTAATCTAAATGATCACATGCCATTATTGCAACTTGAGGATTGACCTCTGTGACTTCCATCTCAGGATAGTCTAATTCTTCCAACATGCAAAGATATCTTTGAGCATCATCTTCTTCCTCAAACATGAACAAAACTTTTTCACCATAGTTATTCTCTACAGCAAATGCTCCTTCTTGCTCATTATCAGCAACTGTTAATATGTACATATTACATCTGAAATGATTCCTGGTAAATTGATTGGATCAATTTTTTTATCCTAGTTTTATTTAACTTAATTTCAGATTCATCAACATATCTTTTGAGAAGAGACAAGGTATCTTCTTGCTGAACCATTTCATCTGCATCAAAGTCATCATTAACTTTTACAGACTCAATGATCTTCAACTCATATGGTTGAGATTTTATCAAGAGGTCTAAGAACTCATCAAACTTCTTTTGACTTTTTTTATTCTTGACAATCAACTTGACTATACATCCAGAGTAAGGAGTTAAATCTTCCTCTATGCTGTCTTCATCATAGTTACATATCTTGAACATTTCATATGGATTGTTTACTGGTGTTATCTTGCCAGTATCAGTATCCCAAATTGTGAATCCTCTGGTATCACCATAGTCATTCCAATAGAGTTGATATGGATTCCCTAAGTAATAAATTTTACCATCATCACTTCTTGTGTGGTAGTGCCCAGAAAAAACTTTATCAAACTTATCAAAGATAGTTTTATCTCTACCACCCTCTTGAACATGCCCCCTATGGGCATAAAATCCATTCAACTCAAGATGTCCCATAGCAATGTTTGCAGAGGTGCTCTGAACTGCAGAAATAGTCTTAGATTCACTATCTGTGCTGATCCAAGGAATGAACAACACATCCTTACCACCAATATTAACTGTTGTTGGATCTGAGTAAATTTTTATGTTTGAATAATTGCCAATCAATAATTCAGGACTATTGAGTCTATTGGTATTCTTATAGAAAATGTCATGGTTACCAAGAGCTAAGTGAACCTTATATTTCTTAAGTGGTTCTAGAATAACTCTCTTTGTCCAATCAATGCTCCAGTAATCTGTTGCTCTTCTATTGTCAAAGATGTCCCCTAGGTGAATTACAGTATCAATCCCTAGTTTTTCTAGAGTTGGAAAAAAGACCTTACTGTAAAACTTTTCAAAGTAGTCATGAAATATCTGATTCCCCTTTTTAAAATTAAAGTGGGTATCAGTTATGATTGCAACCTTCATGAAAATCTATAATTAATGCTATCTTTGATACTATTCATATCTGCAGAATCATAACCCAATTCAGATGTATCTGCAAAGAATACTTCATCAAATCCTGACTTTTCAATAATCTTTGTTTTTATTTCCAACTGCTTCTTTTCTTTTGCAATCCTTCTGAGGAAAGCATAGTAAACAATCTGAGTGAAGTATGCAAATGGGTTTGTACGATCAGTATCAAAATTGTCTATGTATTGGATACAATTCTCAATCCCATCACAAACCATGTCATCCTTGAACATGTAATTGACAAAGTTTGGTTTGTATGATAGGTGTGTTGCAATCTTTAGAAAGCATTCTCCCAAATAATTGCTGATTCTAGGTTTGGGAAGACCTTTCTCCTTGGCAGCATTGACCTTGATCTTGTACTCAACAAGAGCAGCATGAAAGTCTTTATTACTTACGTAGTGTTCTGATCTTTTTTTGCCTTTTGTCATTACTGCTAACATAAACTATCTTTGTAAGTTTTCACATGATAACATTATTATAACTTATTGACAAGGAGTTGACAAGATATCAAACCATGAGTAGGATAACTCTGTCAGGGTTCAAGAGATGGTTTAGCTATTTTTATAAACCTTTTCTAGTTTTTTTCTAGCTTCATCTACTTTAGATAAGAATCCCATTTTTCTATCTATAGTAACTCTTGAAGTAGCTTTACTAAACTTATGATATACTCCAATGATATCTTCATCATTAACTTCACTCATTGCCATGACATTTTTAATGTCAATAATGTACATGTCATCATCAGGTAGTGTCATCCAAGGTTCAACTTTGTAACCCATCATAACACCATTTCTCGCCATCATTGGACTAATGATGACTGGATTATCTAGTATAAGTAGAGTTCTATCCTCTTCTTCAGAGGCAGACACCAGAGCAAATACTTCTTCACCTGATACTAACTTAATTGATGCATAGAATTCTTCTTCCATCATTTTTTTAAATTTATAGATATTATTTCATAGTCGAAATTTTCTTCATTGTAGATTTTAATTCTTTCAACTAGGTGATTTAATGTATAATTTCTTTTGTTGCTGTTTGGTATTTCATCAGAAATATCATAAAGAGTTGCAGATACCTTTTCCTTTCCTTTTCTAAGAACTCTTCCTATAGATTGTAGATTTCTTATCCTAGATTTAGAAGGTGATGCAAAGATTACATTGTGAAGATTTTTGATATTGATACCAGTACTGAAAGTACCATAAGATGCAACAATGATTGCATCCTTCTCTTCTTCTGTAATCTTTCTAACTAACTCTCTTTCTTCAGTATCCACTCCACCATGGATAAAGAATACTTTTCTTTTTTTGCCCACATGCTTATTTATCATCTCAAAAAGAGGTTCCCCATGGGTGGCAACTCTATTGAAAAGAACTAAAGTATTTCCCTTTAGATCTGAAACTAAGTTTCTAATGAACTTATTTCTTCTATCATGACCTATTAGATATTGAACCTCATCTTCATAGGTTTCAAATTTATTTGGTTCATGCTTTAATAGAAGAACTTTGATGTTCAGTTTGGACAAGTATCCTTTTTTGATTAGTTCATCTGTTTTGATTAATTTGTATGTTGGTCCAAACAATCCTTCAAGAACTAGTTTGTGAGTTTGAGATCCATCTAGTGTTCCAGTAAATCCAAACCTATACTTAGCATCATGAAGATTTGACATAATGCTAATTAAAGACTTTGATTTAAACTGATGAGCCTCATCTCCAATGACCACATCAAAACTAGAAAAATAAGACTTATCTAATTTGTAGATGGATTGCCAAGTGGAGATGGTAACATCCATATCAGATACTCTTTCACTACCACCATATACCTTGTGGCAGTACTTTGATGCCTCCCAACCATAGTCCTCAAAGTCCTTATACATTTGCTCTACAAGAGATGTTGTAGGGACTACAAGAAGAATCTTCATTCCCCTTTCCACAAAGTATCTGACAACAGAATAAATCATCAAAGATTTACCTGATGCAGTTGGGGATAGAAGAAGTTTTCTCTTGTACTTTAAGGCATCATAGACCCCTTGAATTTGATAGTCCCTGGGTTCATGTGCACAGATGCTTTTCATGTAGTCTCTGACACCTTCTAGGGATATCCCATCATCCATTTCACCAGGGAGTCCATAGTATTTGTTTTCCAGAAGTTCAAATTTGTAATTATAATTATCACAAAAAGAAATAAGTTTATCCAAAAGACCAGCATATATCTCGCCAGTCTGAACATTAAATAGTCTAATTTTCCCATCCCAATGCTTGCTCCTATACTGGGGCATAAACTTTGCACCAGGAACATCAAATGTGAATTGATCACTTAACTCATATTTGATATGTGGATCACATTCAACTTTTAGATAAATCTCATTCTTTTTTGTAATAACTAAGTCAGTCATATTACATACCTGCTTGGAATCTCAAAAACTCTATTGAATTTTTTATTTGATAAGTTCTATTGGAAATCATTTTTATAATTTCCTCAAGATATTTTAGTATTGTATCATAGTAATCAATCTTAAGTAAGACTTTATTTAAGTGTTCATCTGCCTCAAGATGTCTAGTCAAACTTTCTTTGTCTCTAATTTTGTATGGGAAAGGTTCATCTTTATAAATTTCTGGATCTGCTTTACCACTATAAAAGTTTGACCTTTCCAGTTTTTTTGTTTTGTAATTAATAGTTGCTTGTTTTCTTAGCAGTGTTACATTGTTGTAAATTTCATAATATTTTGAATGTAGAACTGGGACTCTTAAAGATTCATTGTGAAGATCGTCAATGTTAATTTCAGAATCCTCTTTCCACATAATTTGAATTTCATCAAGAGAAATCATAAATCATTTCCTACAGCATCAATAATTTTATAGTAAGTATACTTGAAGTTTACCTCTGCAGTAAAATATCTGATGTCATCATCAGTTGCATCAAACTGTAGAGTTGAGAGATAGGTTGGGAACATTCCATAATAAATGACTTGAGCACTGATATTGTAATTGCTATTCAATATCTGTAGAGTTCCATCAGACTCCTCATAGAAGAATCTAGAATTGTTGACCCCTGGAATATTGTCTAAATTTTCTGCTGTTCTTAGATCATCATATTGTTCTAAACTGTATGGGAACCCAAGTCCTCTCATCCAGTTCTGGATTTCCATATAATTGTTGAGGTCTTCATCTACTAAGAATCTTATTCTGAAGTCCTCAAAATTCATTTTGTCGCCAGGGACATCAATGTTCTTTCCATATCTTGTTTGGATTGCTGACCCAAGACTAATGGAAGGAATATTGGCAGAATTACAAAAGAAATCTACCTTTGGTGCTTTCTGCAATTTAAATTTAAATCCAACTGGAGATAGAAAATTTCTATTTCCTGGTTGATTTGCCCAAGGGGATGTTGCCATTTTTTGAACTATTTATGGGCATAAAAAAAGGACCCCCTGAGGGGTCCCTTGAAAAGTGTGACAGAATCACATGAGGTTCTGAACAGCAACTCTTCTGTAGTATCTGTTGGTGCTTGCAGCAATTGCTCCAAGACCTTGACCAGTGCCAGTAGCAAATGGGTTTGCAACCATGCCATATCTGGTCTTAAAGCCAATCTTAGGCTGGAAGGTGTCCTGACCAACAGCACGAACCATTTGGAGAGGAACGTATGGGCAGTAGAACAGACCAGCATCATAAGGATTGGAACCCTTATAACCAACAACATAGTATTGGTTAGCAGCAAGGTTTGCAGAATATGGGTCAATGTATACTCTGAACTTACCATTGAGAACACCAGCAAAGGTATTGCCAGTATCATCAACATTCAGGTTTGCATTGAGTGCAGGGGTGTAATCCAGGAGACCTGCCATGGTGAGTGCAGAAGCAACATCAGCAGAGCAAAGGATCACATTGCCCTTCCCTCTACGAGTTCTCTGTGCAATAGCATTGGCATCTCTTTCCAGTTGGAAGAGCAGACCCTTGAACTTCTCAACAGACCATCTACCATTGGAGTCTACATCCAGGTCAAAGAAACCTGCATTAGCAACATTGGTTTGAGCACCTGGCTCAGCAACCTTGTAGATAGTTCTGATGATCTCTCTGTTGATTTCAGCAAGGATTTCAGTTGAGAGAATGTTGGCAAGTTCTGCCTCAGCATCAAGACCATGGATTGCCTTGAGGTCTTGTGCCAGTTCCAGGGTGTACTCTGCCTTGAGTGCTCTAGTCTTAGCAGTGACTGAGAGCTTCTCAATGCTGAAGCCCATCTGGTTGAAGGCATTATCAGCAGCATCGCCCAGTGCTTCAGCAGCAGAAGTGCCAAAACCTTGACCAACCTTGTACTCATTGCCCAGTGCACCTGAAGCATTGAGGTCAGCAGGGTTTGAACCAGCAGCATTGCCACCTAGTGCGAAACCAGTAGTACCAAAACCAACAGGTACTCCACCATCAACACCACCAGTGTAGTCACCTTGTCCAAGGTTTGCACTGTTGTTCTGTGCTGAGAATGCAGTATCAGGCTCGTTGAAGAGTGCTTCCTCTCCACTCTGACCTTCATATCTGGTTCTCATTGCAAAGATCAGTCCAGTAGGACCATTCATTGGCTGAACACCAGCCAGATCATATGCAACAAGGTTAGGCATTGAACGTCTGATCAATGAGATCAGAACTGGATCAAAACCTGCAACAGGACCAGCAGCTGCAGCAGAACCTGAGAAACCAGGGTTAGATGCGGACTGGGTGTTGATGTTAGGAGCTGCTTCAGAAATGAAGGCTCTCTCTTCTCTTAAAAATCTTTC